TAAGCACCAACGAATTGTGAGAATATAGAACTAGCACTAGCATCTGCTGTACTCCATTTTTGAGTAGCATAATTATAAATAATTACTTTATCACAAATACCAGTAGTATTAGATGTATTACTAGCAGATGGATATAACCACATGGCTAATTGATTAAATGGATCTACTGCTGCACAAATTCTATCTGTGTATGCTTTGTTTAAATCTAAATCAAAAAATCTATTTACTTTTTCTGCACCAATAGAAACTACTTGATCTCCATTTAATTCATAAAACCCATCATCCGCATAAAAGAAAACTCTACGATTATCTTGGCAAACAGTTCTACCTAATACAGCTCCTCTGTTTGGCGATATAACTGATAATCTAAATACTGTTGCACCACCCACATAGTCCATACGAACTATTTGGTTTTGTCTGAAAATATATGAAATCTCTCCAGAAGTTATATGAGTTATTTGTCCACCTGATCCTGGTAGGTCTTGCAAGTCTGATTGTTTAGTACCACTTGCCCAAGTTGTAATATCATTTATTCCTGACCATTGTATTCTATTAGAATTATTTGTGTGATTACCAGTTACTAAAAAATCTCTAATCACACCTGATACTTTAAAAGTTGGAACTGTACCTGATGTTGCAATAGTAGATAAATCTGCAAAGTTAGTTGATGTACCCATTAAATAATATTGAGGTGCATCTATACCATTACTAGCAATAATGTAATTTCCAAATTGAGTAAAGGTAAAGTAATCAGTATTACCACCAGTTAAACCAGATTTTCTTGATGTAAAAGTTCCTGAAGCTAATTGATGTATGTCTGAATTAGTTGCTACAAAATTAAATACAGTATTAGAGTTATCTCTAAATGAACCTGCACCTCTACTATCTTTAGATATATTATTTGTTGAATAATTAACTAATGAAGGAAATCTTTTATATGAGGATGCTGCGAAATAAACATTGTTAGCTGTGTTTGCACCAGGATTATTATACTCTGGTTGGTCAGGTAGCCATTCTCCAAAAGGTATTTGCATTATTCTCCTATTGGTTATTATTTGTTACTGCAACAAAGTTATCATTAAATGAACCTGCAACAGTTACATCTCCTCTTTGTTGTAATGGTGCAGAACCATATTGATCTTCTCTATCGTTTCTCTCAAGTCTTTCCATAGCAGTTGTGTACATTCCTTGCCATTGTTGAAGTCTTTGAGGATCTACACCTCCTAAAAAATTAGCAGCATGATATAATGAGCCATATAAATATATAGCTGGATGACTTGCTAAAATATAATTAGAAGTATTTGTGTCAGATAAAGCTGGAAACTTTGCATAATAATTTAATGTACCAGTATAAGAACCAGATGGAGTTGGAGCAAATCTAAAGTTATCTCCAAGTATAGTATAAGTTGATGGCATTCCAGATGTTGAACCACCTTTTATTTGATCCATTTGTGCAGGGGTAATATATTTTAAAGCATACTTAGTTCCACCTTCTGTAATAAAAAAATCTCTTACTTGTAAAAAGTCGCTTGGCATAGATTCTGTTTCTGAATCTATTGTAATAGAAGTAGAAGTATTCATCTTTCTAATTCTTAATTTAGAATTAAAATCAGCTTCTGTTAATACTATAAAATCATTAGCTATCTCAGATGTTAAATCTGATCTGTTTAACCAGTTAGCGATTGATGTTTTTAAATCTGAATATGTTGCTAGTGCCATTATAATTTTCCTTCAGCAGTTCTAAAATATCTAAATTCGCTGCTATTTAATTTTTCTTTTAATATTTTTTTTTGAACTTCTGGTGGTAGTCCAAACCAATTACTATCACCATTATACTCATTTGCCCAGACACTTAAAGCAATAGTTGGAATACTGGCTACTCTTTTCAAATCTCTTGATTTAGAATAGCCATCATTCATATTTAGCAATTCTTTGTTATGCTTTAGGTGTGAATCAATATTAACTTCTTCTTTAACTGCAATTTTACCTTCCATGTCATCTTTCATGTAAGTTGTTTTTTGCAATCCATCTAAAATTATATCTTTTTTCATTTGCCTTGACCTTTATATCTTTTTTGTTTCTTCTGTCTTTTCTCTGATTTATTCAAAGATTTCTTGTGTTGTCTTGCACCTCTTTTTTTAGGCTTATCTCTTGGTATAAAATGGGTAAATTTTTGTTTAGCCATTAGCCAGACATTTCAGTAACTGAAACTTCAGCACTACCAATCACAGCAACTTTCTCACCAGGTGAAACTTTAAAAATTTCAGGTTGGTCAGCAGGTATAAAGATTGTTGAAGAACCAGCAGTAGATACAGCAGTTGGGTTCGCACCAAATAAAATATACACATCAGCAGTAGATGCTATTCTTACATATTCAGTTTGAGAACCAAAAGCACTTGATTGTGAACTTGTACCTGTGCTTGTTATTCCTTGATGAGTAGTAGGTCTTAATCCATAATTAAAACTCATAATTTTTCTCCTAATTAATTAGGGGGAAATACCGCTAGGCAAGATCCCCCTTTGGTTTATTATCTTCTAATTACAAATGTAACAAGTAATTTTTGTGTTCCAGTAGAACCACCATCAGTAATCATTTCGATAGTTCCATCTTCTTCTACTCTGTTAGCAGCACTTGGCTCAGATGTATCTACATCACCAGCAGCAGAACCAGAGTTGGCAACTGTAATAGCAGAATTTGTCATAGCAGTACCACCAATTTCAAAAGTGATTGCTGCATCTCCACCTGAAATAGCACCTTGTAAAGCAGTTATAATTTTAACTACTTTTCCGCCATCAGGAATAGCAACAAAAGTTGATGAAGCTGTTGATACATCTTCAATTTCAGCTGTTATAAAATAATCGTTTAATGTTCTCATTTTTTATCCTTTTTATTTGCTTCGTTCCGACTTTAAATAAATCTTCAAAGACCAAACAAAATTGTTGATTAAATATGATGGGGGATTTCTCCCCCACCACAAATTATTTATTATGAAGTAGTTAGGTCTGTAACCATTCCACTTGCTTTTTCATTTCTTGACTCAAGAGTGTACTCAGCAACCATAAATCTCTGATCTGCGTCAGCAGTCTGAGCTGGAGTTTGCAAAGCAAAATCTCTTAAGAAAGAAACTGCCCAGTAGTCCATCTCTAATACAAGAGCATCTTGACCTACTTTAGCAGCAGTACCATTAGCACCTCTAATGAATCTGTTTGGAGCTACTTGCATAGTTCCGAAATCTGACTCATATACATCAATAGAAGTAATTAATCTTCTATCTTCAGCAGCGTCAAATCTTGTAGATCCACCAGTAAAGCCTGATAGTTTTTGTTTATTGAAAGCACCAACCATAATCATGTTAGGGTTTCCGCCTTCATTGTAACAACTTCTCAAAACACCTTTTAACTGATCTTCAGTAAAAGCTCTTTGAGTACCATCAGTTCTAGCAGCACCATTACCTGCACCAGATCCACCAGCACCTGCATCAACATTAGTTTCGATCCAAGTTTGGACTCCACCTAATTCTCTTGCAGTTGAAGCATCTCCAGCAACAGCAGCGTTGTTAGATAAAAGAGCAGTTTCCATATCTCTTTTTAACTCTTTCGCAGCTTTAGCTACTTGGTAAGCTAACTCATTGTTTCTACCAGCAGATGTTACAGCATCATTAGTTCCTGATACTTGAACAGCTTTAGTAGAGATTTGAGTGTAGTTAGTTTCTTTAGTTGTCGCACTTTGAGTTCCATAAGAAATCGCAGCACCTTCAACCGCAGCATTTGCAGCCACATCAGCTAATGCGTCTGTTTGCCATTGGTGTGAAGTGTTTGTTGCTTTTGTTTTAGCAACGCCAGACATAAAAGGTGTTTCAGTTGGTGATATTGAATAAATAATATCTGCCAAATCTTCTCTTATGCCGACTGTTTGGTATGTTTGATATACAGCCATTGTTTATCTCCTTAGTAGGTTATTGTTTATAAATAACGCAATAAAAGATCAGTAGCGTCTTTTGGACTTCCTGATTTCTTAAGCGTCTTGATTTGATTCAACCTAGACTTAGAGTTTAATTCTTCTTTTGTACTTTTAATGCCTGACTTAACAAACTTAGTAGTTGGTTTAACTTTTTTAGAAACTAAATTAGGTTTAACTGATTTAGATTTATTAAAGTTCATACCATCCATAATCACATCAAAATATCTTGAATCATAAATTCTTGCGACATCCTCATTTGAGAATCCTTTAGAACTTAAGTAGTTCATAATATTTGATTTAACTGTTGCACCTTTTATAGGATCAGCAATTTCAGGATGTTTCATGTGAAGTTTTTTTTGTTCTTCTTTTAACAATTCCTGGAACTGAGATTGTTGATGATCTCTCAGTTTTTGCTGTGCTTGTTGAATTGATTGTTTTCGTTTTTGTATTCTACGATCAACTCTAGCAGCTTCAGTCGGATCTTCATCCCAAAGAGCATCTAACTCTTTAGAATTCATATCGTTGTTAATTTCAGCATTCAAAGTAACGACTAAAGAATTTAAATCTTCCATCTTTGTTGAATACTGGTTTTTCAGACGATCTTCTTCGGCTTTTAGCTCTCTTTTTTCAATCGCTATCTCCTCAGTCTTTCGTCTATAGTCGGCATCTTTTTGATAACCTGCTTTTAATTCTTCAAGGTCAACATCAATCTTTTCACCATTGATAATAACTTGGTGTAGATCGGTTTCTTGTTCTTCAATCGCATTTTCATCTTCTGATGCTTCTTCTTCTGCAACTTCCTGAACTTGTTGTTCTGGTTGAGTTTCAGTTGGTTGTTCAACCTCAGTTTCTGTTTCCACTTTCGCTTCAACTTCTTCTTTTGGTTCAACTGGTGTTGCTTCTGCTTGAGGTTTATTGATAACTCCTTTAGAGTCCATTAAACCTTCAATAGATTTAGCAGCACCTTGTACTGACACATTGTTCAGTAATGGGTTACTGTCAGACATTTAAGTCCTCCTATAGTTAAGCTGTCTTACGACTTGGCTTTGATTAATCAAAGAAAAAAATTTTTCTTTGCTTATTCTAACCTTTATGGTTAAAATTTTGTTTGGCGTTGTTGTTTTCTAAAATCTTCTAACTGTTTCTCTGCAAGTTTCCCTGTTTCAATTACAGTTTGAAGATGTTGTTCTACTTTTCCAACAACATTATAAGCAATCCAGAGTTTTTCTCTGGTATCACTTTCTTTCGCACCAGTTTTTTCAAGTAGTGCTTCAGAATAAAGTTTTTTTAGAGAATCAACCGCCTCTATAAAAATTTTATTCTCCAGTATCTGTTTGGCTTGGTTGGATCGGCTGATTTCCACCGACCTGTCCGCCTGGTCTTTGATTTGCATCTAGTCCTTGTACTTGTTTGCTAAACATATTAGCAGATTTTTGGGCTTGTTCAATAATCTTAGTATCACTTGCCATCATCATCTTATCTAATTCTGCATCAGCTTTAATTTTTGTAGTATCTAACTGTGTATTATATTTTAATGCCATTTCTTTAATCTTCGCTTCAAAATCTAAAGTCATTTCTTGAGTTTTTTGATTTAATTGTTGAGCTTGTAACTCAAGATCAGCAATTTTTCTCTTATTCTCAGCATCAATTCTTGTAAATTCTATTTTTTCAATAGGAGTTAGAGGTGGTGGTTGTGGTGGAGGCATCATTTGTTTTCCAATATCAGGATCAACAAAATAACTTTCCACATTTTTAAGTCCAGCGTTCTCAATTACTTTGGATAAAGTATTATAAATATTTTTTAGAGTTACCATCGGCATCTCTTTTCCACCCTGTAATTGAAATGCTTGTATTTGTCTTTCCAAAATACTGTTTAGCATTACAGTTTGTTGTTCTTTAGAACCAGTTCCAAGTCCTACGACAATAGAAATATTAAATTTATCTTTCCATTCTGTAGGTTTAAC